GTGTGTATCTTGTGTTGTTTCCAGTATTTGTTTCTAGATAGCATGCGTGTACTGATTACATGATATCGTTTTTACCACAAGTATTAATGGGATGCCTACGAGCTCTGCGTGGTTCAAGAGCAAGTGGTAACCTTTCCTATTAATAACACTTTTTGCGTAGCGCCCGCAGTGCCAGCGGGCGGAGGGATGAGCTTTTATAGTAGCCCCCAAACTAGTACAGTTCTGGATTAGACGCACAATCCAGAAAGTGCATAATGCGGACGGAACCACCCGCCTAGAGTTGGGCAACAGAGTCACTGTTGCCAGGTGTATCAGATGGGGCATGCACCGCCTTCCAATCCACAACTCGCATTTCATAGTCCACGTTTAAAGTGCGGACCATGTGGTCAATATCAGCCCGTTCGGCCACCTCCTTCATTTGGGCACGCCTCATTTCGAATATTTCCTTGCCATGATAGAACCACGAATTAAGGGCTCCATCTATGTTCTGAGCGGCGATATTTTGAGGAGTCAAATCCTTGCTCTTCATCTGGCAGTGTAGCGATTTGAATATAGAGTCCTCCTCGAGCACACCGACAAATTGGCCAAGTTCAGCATTAAATCGCGACTTCCGTTTCAAGAAGTCAACACTCTCAATTGTCATGTAGGGAGTGGGCGTAGCTGTCTTGTCCGGCATAGTAAGAATAATGTCAGATTCGGCCAAGATTGCTGCCATCGAAATATGGTTGAATTCGGGATATTCGCTAGAAACGGAGCCGCAAAAATCGTCTCCATAAGTAATCAGGTTCACAAATTTGTTGAAGTCCGGCACTTTGACACCTTTCTCTCTCAGAATCACGTAGTATAGTGCAATCCGGCACAAAAGACTGTTCACCATGCTGTTAATGAATACCGTGGCAGAGTTCCCAGATGGGTTTCCGCTAAGTGCTTGGTACAAATCACCGTTAAAGGCCACATAAGCGTATGCAATTTCTGACGCTAGACCTTCCATCACAACGATGTC